GTATTTGGCCGGTGCAAGGGGAATTGACACTTCCTTTCACGCTCCACTGGGATACACCGGCAGGGCTAACAACACCCTGACATCTCCCGACAGTTCCCATGTAGTTTATGCCGGTAACGCCTCCGGGCTTTCCGACATCGACGCGCAGGACAGGATGGACTTGGGGATCGTTGAAAAGCTGGTCAGCAAGGTCGAAACCCTTGACCCGATGATTCAGCCGTTCCGGATCAGCGGCGAAAAGAAGTATGTCCTGCTGATGCATACCTGGAACGCCTACGATCTGCGAACCTCCATCAGTCAGGCCGATTGGTTGGAGATCCACAAAGCCACCGATGGCGAGAAGTCCAAGATTTACCAGAACTCTTTAGGTGAGTATGCTGGTGTAATTCTCCACAAACACCGCAACGTGATCCGGTTTGACTCTACGACCGGGTGCGCTTCCGGCGTAACGGCTTCCCGCTCCCTGCTTTTGGGCGCACAGGCCGCCGTTGTTGCTTGGGGCGGGGCTTCGGCCATGGGGCGGTATTCGTGGAACGAGGAAACAGACGACCGTGGAAACGCCCTGGCGATCACCGCCGGAGCGATATACGGGGCCAAAAAAACCCGTTTCAACTCGATGGATTTTGGCGTGATTGCGGTTGACGCATACTGCAAAGACCCCAACGCCTGATAACGGACTGATTTTGGCGTGTAATTAGTTTTTATAACAACAAAACATAAATAAAGGAGATTTTGACAATGACGACACACAAAACCGACGCAGTAACCGCTGGAATTATGCCCGATTTCGCACAGGCGGGGGTTGTTCTCTGCCGGAGCGGTTCGATTTATACGGCAGACGATAGTATCGTTTCTGGCGACACCCTTCAGATGGTGCCGATCCCTGAAGGAGCAATGGTTCTTCAGGTGCAAGTTTACCATTCCGACCTACCCGACGGAACCACCGGATGCGATATCGGATATCGCGGTAACGCAGATGCTTTCGCTGCGGCTGTCACTGTGACCGCCGCAGACTGGAAAGTATTTCCAGGAAACGCCCTGGAAGCCAACGACGGGTTCAGATGGGTTTTTACGGCAGACGATACCATTGACATCACGTTCGGGAAAGCACCGACAAAGTTGCCGACGGCAAGCTATTTACGGATGAACGTCTGGTATAAAATGACCGGCGTTCTCAGCGACGAAGATAGCATGGATTAACCATAACACCCTCTAACCGTGGCCCGGGGGATTAACCCGGGCCACTAAAAGGATACTTACATGACGACACATTTATCTGACGCAATCAAGGGTGGGAGTATGCCTGCCGTTTTGGACTTACCGGGTGTTGTGCTTTGCCGGTCAGCCGAATTTGTATCCGAGGACGATTCTATTGTTTCCGGGGACACACTCCAGATGGTCCCAATGCCGAAGGGTTCAAAGATTTTAAAACTGGAAGTTTATTACTCGGCGCTTCCAGCTGGATGCACCGGAACCGACATCGGGTACGGCGGCGATCCGGACGCATTTATTCATACCCTTCCTATGACAGGGCAGAACGTCAAGGCATATCCCGGATGCTTTATTCGTACATCCCACATAACCGGAGATATTATCGGGTTAAGAGATAATCCGGTTGGACTTTTGCACACATTCACGGCAGACGACAGCATTGATATTGCATTTACCAAGCTGAACACCAAGATACCTACCAGTCAGCATATCAAGATGGCGGTCTGGTACAAAATGATTGGAACCATCAAAGACGAGACCTAAAACCCTGCCTGGCAAAAACCGGGCAAACAACAGAGGTGACTAATGCACGAAATAGCCCTTCAGTATGACGGAAAAAAGAAACCGTTTCAGTTCGATCACCCAAAGACCGGAAAACTGACGTTCTCTCCCGGTATGTCAACATGGGTGAGGGCTGAGAGCGCAGACTGGCTCATGCGGATCAACCCTAAAATGTTCACCAAGACCGGTGAGCGCGGCGGGGAGGATATCTTTGAGGACGCCACCGATATGATTGCGGCCAAAAAGGATACCGAGAAAGAAGATGACGCACTTTTGGAGTCGGCACCACCGGCCACGGACAAAGAACAGGAACCCGAAACTATGGCCTGTCCGAAATGCAAAAGAGAATACAAAGATAAGTTATGGTTTGATAAGCACATTGCCAAATGCGAGGGATAAATGACCGCCGAAGAAATTACCAAACAGATTCGGTTAATGGTTATGGAGGAACGGGCAAGGTTTTTAAGCCCGTTGGATTACACCCAGGCGCAAACAGAGGGAATAAACCTGTTAGCGCATCTGCTTCTTGCTTCGGCTCCAGAATACTTTGAAAAGAAAGTATCTTTACAACCGAAACAAACCAATATCAACAAATTCCAACTTCCATCAGACTGTCTCAACCTGAAGACTGTTTGGGATTATGACGGTGATGTGGGGACGATTACAGGGGCGGCAAATAACGGGTCTGGATTGGTAAGGGTTACGGTGGCGGCAGGCCATGGCTTTTCGGATGCAGCCATAGTTACTCAGCACGACGTCGGCGGGTGTACTGAGGCAAACGGAACATGGCAGATCGATTATATTGACGCGAACACTTACGACCTTTTGGGTTCGACTTTCGCCAACGCATGGACATCTGGCGGCAAGGTTTTTGTAGAAAAGGACGATACCTATAAATACCCAATAGATCGGATACCATCGAAATTCCAAAACGCTTCGGACGAAACACACTACTTCTTAAACGAGGACGACGTTGTTATTGATGACCCAGAGTTTGAGAATGACCTGATCATTCTCTATCGGTACTTACCCTCAACCTTGACTGAAATTCCCTCACGAATGCACTTCGGGTTGTGGGCATATGGCGGAGTCAAGTTGATCCACATCCCAGACCCGCAGGTTCAACCAGGTGGCGGGATGGCCTATCACCCTGACTACAACACCCTGAAAAAGAACATGGAATTATGTAAAACGCTTTGGGAGAACGCCCAAAGAATGGCGATGGATTTTAATCCTGTCCTTGGGAGTAATAATATTTCTGACCGCAAGGCGGTGAAACGATGGCTTTAGCCAGTACTATTATAACGAATGCGAGATCTTATTTAAATGAAAGCACAGCGAGTTTTTGGACTGATACCGAACTGCTTGTATATTTAAATAATGGAACCCTTGATATTGTTTCCAGAACAAAGTGTCTTGAGAATACAGAGCCGATCAGCATTCTTCCTAATACCATTGAATACAGCATTACAGGCCCATATATAGAAATTATAGCAGTTGTTTACAATGAGCCGGGTGGAATAAGGAAGGGATTAATTCATAAGGAACTGAATGAAATTGGAAGTATAAGGGATGTTGGTGAGCCGGTATATTGGTATGAATGGAATGAAAAGGTAGGACTTTTTCCTGCTCCGCGCATTGTCACAGACGCAAATCTTTCCATTGGGACAACCCCGACAAATATTGCTTCTGCGGCTTTTAGTTATGAAATTAGCGGCGTGGTGTATTCAAAGGGCGGTGTCCCTGCGGGAACAGCACCAGGAACAAATGTTGTTCCGCAGTCAAAATATGGCGCTGTGGCGCTTGACATCGGAAGCGATGGAGTTGTTGACGCTATCAGTGCATACACAAACAGTATTGGTTATACATCCGCTGCTCTTGCTGTCTCAGGAATTCCGCAGGTCTCAGATGGACACGTTCGTCTTGGTTATGTAACTGTTATTAAGTCCGATGGGGCGTTCACATTTGGAACAACTGCGTTGAATGCCGCTAATGTAACAACAGTCTATACCGATTCACTTCCAACCGCAACGATATATTTTACTGAACGTCCTATTTCTGTCGTGGCATCGGACAGCGTTCTTGTTCCAACGATTTATGAGACGGCGCTTACGCTCTATATTGTTGCACAGGGGATGTTAAAGGAAAGGCAATACGGCAGGGCCGGACAGTTGATGTCGGCGTATTCTTCCGAACTTGACCGATACAGGACCGACATTGTTGAGCAATCGGAAGAATAAAACATATACTGATTGCAGAACAAGCAAACAGCATCGGGTTATGTGGAGCATACGAGGAATATGTTAGAATCGGATCAAAAAGGGCTGCCAATTACCCAAGACGAGCCATTTCAGTATCTTCAGTTTCCGTTTGACGGTGAATGGAAACCCGATGCAGACCCCGCTAAAATAGGCGCAAAGAACTTTAAAACACTCTTAAATTTAAGATACGTCGAAGGTTCTATCGAGGGTATTCAGGGGTATTCAAAAATCAATACTACCGCTTTAACATCTTATTACAAGATCAGGAGCGGGCATCAACTTATTACCGATTGGACAACCCCAAGTTATGTTTTAGTTCAAGCAGAAAACTCAGCCCTAACCGGATCACAGGTATTCTATAATACTACCGCAGTTCCGGATCAGGGTGACTTTGTCGGAACGGCCCTACACACCGACGCTGCCGGTGCGGGAATTGGTAGATTCTCACCCGCACCTCGCGGAAATGTAGCTTACGCCAATGGTGTTGAGTCCTACATTTGGGCTGGAACCGAAATGAGTGTTGCGGGATTTTTTTCTCTTGATAACGGATTGTTTGACGGCACCGAAAACCCAATAGATTATACGAAAGAAGTCAACAATACTCTATCCGGTACCGGTGATTATTTTACTATAAACAAGGCTGCGAGAGAGTCCGGAGTAATATTTACTACACGCCCGTTAGACGGAATTAAATTTTATGTTCTGACCGCCAACACATCCTCAAGTACCCTTACCGTAAAATACTGGAATGGTGCATGGACTACGGTTTCTAGTGGATCAGACGGTACAAGTGTCGTCGGGAAGTCTCTTGCTCAGACAGGAACCTATTCTTTCACATCTACCAAGTCGGACGCCACTCCGTATCATTACCAAGGATTGTACCTTTATGCTTATTATTTTGAACTGTCTGCGGGGACTGCGGATATTTACCATATATCAGTTAGTGCGCCGTGGCAGTCAATGGTGGATGTGTGGGATGGCGTACCGCGACAACCCATTGCGTTTCAGTTCTCGTTCGGTGGCGAATTTGAGGACTACACCCTTGAGGTAAACGAGTCTTCAGATATCAACACCCCAATTGCCGCAGAACTGGACGGGTGCACCAATACCGATTATATCGTGGTAATGTTCGATGAGCGAACAACTGCCATTCGATTTGAAATGCTGGCAGGGTACATCCAAAAGAATGCGGCTACAGTTACGATTTATTACTGGAATGGGAGCGCATGGACAACGGTTGGTACGGTTAGCGATAAGACCCAAAACCCCGCAGGAGACTCCCTGGGCCAAACGGGTCTTATGTCATGGAACCCGCCGGCAAGCACCGCAGAACATGCCACCACGATCTTTGGAAAGACAGGGTACGCTTATAAATTAATGTGGAGCGCAACCCTGACCGGTGTTCATGGGGATGCTACCCACGAGCTTTTGGTTGACAGGGTTACGGGAGTACCCGCTCAAAATACTGTACCGCCCTACACTTTCTTTTCT